TCAGGCCTCCTCAACGTCGTGATACTCTTCGCACGCCTGCAGCGTGTTCTGGATCAGGGTGGCGACGGTCATCGGGCCAACGCCGCCGGGAACCGGGGTGATGTAGGACGCGCGTTCGGCGGCATCTTCATACACCACGTCGCCGACCACTTTGCCGCTTTCCAGACGGTTGATGCCGACATCGACCACAATCGCCCCTTCTTTAATCCACTCGCCAGGAATAAAGCCCGGTTTGCCCACCGCGACGATCAGCAGGTCGGCGTTTTCGACATGATGGCGCAGGTTTTTGGTAAAGCGGTGGGTGACGGTGGTGGTGCAGCCGGCCAGCAGCAGCTCCATGCTCATCGGGCGACCGACGATATTGGAGGCGCCAATGACCACCGCATTGAGGCCGTAGGTGTCGATATTGTAGCGTTCCAGCAAGGTCACGATACCGCGCGGAGTGCACGGACGCAGGCGCGGCGCGCGCTGGCACAGGCGGCCAACGTTGTAAGGATGGAAGCCGTCGACGTCTTTATCCGGCGCGATGCGCTCGAGAACTTTGACGTTATCGATCCCTGCCGGCAGGGGCAGCTGAACCAGAATACCGTCGATGGTCTTATCGGCATTCAGAGTGTCGATAAGCTCCAGCAGCTCGGCTTCGCTGGTGGTTTCCGGGAGATCGTAAGAGCGGGAGACGAAGCCCACTTCTTCACATGCTTTGCGCTTGCTGCCGACATAAATCTGCGAGGCAGGGTTGCTGCCGACCAGCACGACGGCCAGCCCAGGGGCGCGTTTTCCGGCCGCAACGCGAGCCTTCACTTTTTCCGCAACCTCAGAGCGTACCTGCTGCGCAATCGTTTTACCGTCAATAATTTTTGCTGCCATCAGAGAGAGGATTCCATCTGTATCTTTACGAAAGGGGGATGAGGATATTTTGTCAGAAGCGGGCCTCGCTGTCAGTCCTCGTTTGCTGTTTTATCCTGTCTGAGGCTAATTTAGCCTGTTATGACCATGGTTATTGCATGGTTATTGGTGCGTTGCGCCTGGCCACTGAGTCGATTTACGCGCGCATTAGCCCCGGCGGTATGCTTCTTGTACAGTTGGTGGGGGATATTTCGCCAGCGTCGTATAAGCCCCGCAGTTTCCTGGCAAAATGGATTGACTCGACCGACGTGGACCGTATAATTCCACGCGTTTCACTCCGCGAAGCACTTGCTTCTCAGGGCGCCCTTAGCTCAGCTGGATAGAGCAACGGCCTTCTAAGCCGTAGGTCACAGGTTCGAATCCTGTAGGGCGTGCCATTAAGAAACAATAACTTACGCAAGTTTCAAACCAGCCTGATTTCCCCCTTGTGTCGTATTTGTGTCGCTAGCGCCAAAAATGGCGTCAATTTTCCGTGCGTGTTCGGTCAGGTGGTTCGGCGCCAGGTGAGCATAGCGACGTACCATCTCGATGCTCTCCCATCCTCCCATTTCCTGTAAAACAGAAAGCGGGACGCCGGACTGGATTAGCCAGCTCGCCCAGGTGTGCCGGAGGTCGTGAAAACGGAAATCCTCGATCCCCGCTTTTTTCAACCCGGCGCGCCAGGCGTTATTGTCATCCACCCGCATTTTTCTAACCGCGGGCGTTAGTGTTCCATCAGGGCGATGTTTTGCCGTGGTGTGAACGAACACCCACCGGGAGTGCTTCCCTATCTGATCCCTTAATACCCTGCATGCGGTATCATTCAGAGCTACGCCAATCGCCTTGCCCGCTTTTGCGTTCTCCGGATTTACCCATGCAACCTTTCTCTGCATATCGACCTGCTGCCACTCAAGCCCGATGATGTTTGAGCGGCGCAGGCCGGTTGCCAGTGCAAATATCACCACTGGTTTAATGCTCTCCGGCATGCACTCGATCAGCCGCTCAGCTTCTTCTCTGGTCAGCCACCGTATCCGCTTACTGATCGGCTTGCGGGTTTTGATAACAGGGGCTGTTTTTATCCAGCCCCAGTCATTCGCCGCGGCCCTGAGAAGGGAACGAATGAAGGAAAGGTGTTGCGCCTTCGTCGCCTGCGAAACCTGCCGTGGTTTGTACTCCGGAACAGGCTTACCCTTCCTCAGCGCGGCATCACGCTTACTCTCCCACACCTGCAGGTGTTTACGGTTGATCATCCCGTTAACGGCTTCATGAACTTCCTCCGCCGTTATCTTCGAGACATCACGGCCGGAAAAATGCTGCAGCCAAAACTCAATTTTGGTTTTGTCATCATCCAGCGATCGCTTATGGTCTTTTTCGCGCAACCACCGGATGCAGCACTCTTCGAAGGTTCTGACGGGCAGGTCGCCGATCTGGTCAACCCGCCACGCTTCCGCCTTCAGCTTGTCGTGGAGCTCCTGAGCCTGCTTTTTGTCCCCCGTGCCAAGAGATCGCCTAACTCTTTTTCCTGACGGCGTAAAGAAATGACAGTGCCACACGCCGCCCCTGAGGGTGATTGACATAAAACTTCTCCTTTATGTTCACCCGCGTTCGCGATGACAGGATCGCGCGGGGTTTTCAAATATGCAATACACGCCGCCTCGGTCGTTCTGTACTTGTTGCCGACTTTACGGCCGGCGAGCTCTCCAGAATCAATAAGGCGGTAGATCACCCGCGCAGACACGATGAGCAAATCGGCGGCCTGCTGTGCTGTTATCGGTTTGTCAGACGTCATATCACCTCCGATGCTTACCGCGTAATTCCTCTTCTTCCTGACAGTCAGCACAGCGCTGGCATCCCGCCACCAGTTCCCGGCGGCGCTCGGGTATCTCTTCCCCGCAGTCGCGGCAGTGAGTAGCAGAAACCGCCGCATGGTTGATGCGCATGTTCTGGATGGTCATTTCCAGCCGGCGCTCTGCCAACTCGTTGGCCTGATCGATGAGTTCTGCGCTCATGCTGAAACTCCCTTAACGGCCAAGAACGTAGCCATCGCTTTATCAACAATCTTCGCGTTGTGGTATTTGCTGATTGCCCATGTGATGGCGAACAGAATCCATCGGAAATGGCTGGTATACGTTTTAAATGTCAGTCCTTCGCAGACATCCCAAGCGCTCCAGCCAGCTGGCCAATCAGCATCATAAACAGCCTGATAAGCCTCCCATTCATTGTTGAAACCCGCCCGGCACAAGCCGCGGACGATTTCGCGCACCACTGCTTTGTCGCTATCGGGTGTGTCGTCATCGTCGCCCCAGTCGTCATCTTCTTCTGGCTCCTCGCTTTCGTCGTCCCCCAGGTAATCACTCAGAGACTCTTTCAGGCTTTTGCAGAACGCGTCGTGGTCATACTCTTTTGCCAGCATTTCTCGTGCCGAACATCCCGCGCCAGCCTCCAGCTTTTCAGCCCAATAATGGGTATTGATTCCACCCTCCCAGGCGCCAAAAAAGTCGAACATGTCCGCGATGCGACTGAATGTCCAGGTTCCCATGTCGCCGGTTACGGTCAAGTAACCAGGCCATGTGATAACGTCGTAGTAGTAGCAAGATGTTCCCGGCTGCTGCATGCGCAGGTGGCGATACAGCCCATCGTCACGGATGATTTCCAGACGGTGAAATGCGGTATCAATCAAAAATCGTGAGTCAATTTCGAAGAAGCTCATAACTCGACTGCCTTACTCAGCTTCTCGCCGAGAGCAACGATGTAGTCGCGCAATTCTTGCAGTGACTGCGCTTCTGATTGCAGAATTTCACGATGGCAAAGTTCTTTCACCAGGTGCTCAAACTTGCTGTAGTAGCCGAGTCGAGCCAGCGTTTCCTGACCGGCGTTCTTACCATCCTTAATGATGCGTTTCTCGTTCAGGATGAGGTCATGCGTTGACCCTGTGACGATGTATTTATCACCGAGTTCGATGTGTAGGTTTTTGCTCATGATTCCACTCCATACCGCCCATTCATGCGGCCAATAACACTGACAAATTTCACCAGGCTGACACCCATCGGCTTTACCTTCTCGTAGTGCTTGCGAAGGATGGGGGGGGCATACAGCGTTCCACTTCGGTTTAGGCTTTACGCTCATCGCTTTGGTTATCTCTTCGGCGCAGCGACGAGCCTGGGCGCGGAGAGCGTTTTCTTTTTCTTCTGGCGTCATGCGACCCCCATATAAGCGCGAATGAAAGCCGCAGCTGCCTGGGCGTTTATGGCGTTGCCGTACCCTTTCAGGCGACCGACGCGGTTGCTGCTTGCCACTCTTGCCACCCCGGGCTCGACTCGTCCCATGCGTGTGGCAGCCCCATCAACCAGCGGGAATGTGCCGGGTTCAACTGGACGCCATTTGCCATCTCGGCAAAAGAGCCAGTCCGCATCTCGCCAAAAACCGTTAACCTCAAGGGCCCGCACAGGCTCGCCGCCCATCCGATTTTGTTCGGTGTTTCCCTGCCGTCCGCGCTCATTTGTACCGTCGTTGCATTGGTGATGTAGTTGACCTGTGGCGTTGGCCAGCCCGTCATGAACGCCTGGCGCGGCAGCTGGTCCAGTCGCTCTTTCCCGTCCCGCTGCGCCGTCATTCCCGCCGAATCCTTCCAGTCGCGTGACGTTGGAGTTACCCAGCCCGCCATCTTCACCAGCCCGGCAAGATTCTCCAGCCCTCTCTTTGTTTCTGGCTGATCCTTTGTGTTCGCGACCGGCGTCGGCCAGCCAGACAACATCGTCGCCGTCTGAATATTCATCCCGCCCTGTCGCCCGGACGTTCCCGCGCCGGTCACTGATGACGCTGTCGGCGTTGGCCACCCAGTAGGCCCGTTCTCTGATGTGCGGCGCACCGATGCCCGCTGACGTAAACGGCACAAGCCCGAAGGCGTATCCCAGTCCTTCCAGGTCTGCTTGTACAAGGTCGAACCATACGTTTGCGTTACCTGCTGCAACCTGTTCGCCAAAGACATGCTGAGGTCTGCGCTCGCTGATGAGATGGAAGAGGTGGGGCCAAAGGTGCCGCTCGTCAGCAAATCCATCGCCTTTGCCTGCCGCGCTGAAAGGCTGGCACGGGCAGGAGCCAGTCCAGACCGGGCGATCGTCAGGCCATCCGGCGAGGCGGAGGGAATGGGACCAGACGCCGATACCGGCGAAAAAATGGCACTGGGTAAATCTTCTGAGGTCGTCAGGTGTGACATCTTCAATACTCCGTTCGTCAACTTCGCCCTGGGCGATATGCCCGGCGGCTATGAGGTTACGCAGCCACTGCGCCGCGAATGGGTCGATCTCGTTGTAGTAAGCTGCCGCGCTCATGCTGCCTCCGTCTTCACAACGTCGATGGCGCAGCCGGGTATCAGCTCAACGGAAGCGGTGGCGCACTGGTTGCCCCAGTGACTCCAGCCTGGCGCTGCGCTGCGGCTGAATAACTCAATCCGCGGCACGTCGCCATAGAGCAGTTCCAGGCGGTGCCGAACTTCCCACGGTTTCTCGCTGTGCGCGCCGAGTGGGCTGTAGACCACCTGCTTAATGCCGGCGTGCTTGCGCTCCAGCCCGGCGCCGCGGGTGGCGATCAACACGTCTTCGGTATTAGCGCGGGTATGGTTGCCACCGTTCATGCGCGTCTCTGCATTCAGCAGGTCGAGGAAGTCGTAAAAGTCGGCAACCTCTCCCTCTGCCAGAGCCTTGGTAATGCGCAGTTCGGCCAGCTGGTTCAACTTCACCCAGGTGAAGCCCTTCATGGTGCGCACCGTAAATCCCCAGGCCTGGGCCAGCTCGATCGCCTCCTGGTTGTGGGTGCCGGTGTACCACATCGCCAACACGGCGTTATCCGCGGCGAGCTCCCATACCGGGAGCCGCTTCATATCAAGCAAGCTCATGGTGGGGTAGTGATCGACGGCAGCACCGTTGCTGACCGTGTTCCCGTAAGACCAGGCCGGGTCGGCATAGATAAGTGAGTAGCGGTTCATTGCGCACCTCTTTTCGTGTCTGCCTTTCTCATGCGGCTTAAAGTCCTGGATACCGATGCAACGCTTCGGCCCATCTTCATGGCGATGCTTTTATGCGACTCGCCGGCAGCGCGCAGTTCAGCGGCGATCTGCTTCTCTTCTGGCTTCCAGCGCTTGTAGACAAACGCTGTGCTGATGGAATAGCTCTGTGCCAGGCGGTAGAAGTTCGCCTGGCTAATCCCCAGCGCATCCGCTGCGCGACAGGCAGGCATTGTTCCGGCGACGGCGCGGAATTGCTCTGGTGTAATGCTCTGCTTATTCATTGGGCCTCCCGTGGTAACCGGTAAATTGCGTTATCTACTTAATAATCAGAGACGGCTTACCGAGCTTTATTTGCGCCCCTGGCACTTCCACCCCGGCTTCGATCTGATGCTTAATGGCCAGCTTGTCAGGCTTGATATTCGTCTCGTATTCGACGAATTGAGGAGGCAAAATGCTGGCGTCCGTAATCTCTACTGATTTAGATGGCGCCCTGACCGTAACTTGATGAATCCCAGCTTTAAGTGATTTTTTTCCTGCCGTTTCAAGGGATTTAGCGACATAATCCTTCATGCTTGCCACTTTGCTTTCAGCTGCTTTAGCGCGTTCGGCAAGGCACTTACTCTCTTCCTTTAACGCTTCCGCATAAGCAGATTCGTTTTTGCAGATAGCAAGAATCTGTTCCACTTTTGCTTCCAGCTCCCACTCAATCCCATCCAGAGTGTCGGCTATCATTTCAGGCTCCATACCGGAGTCAGTCAGCTTGGCGAAATCGTTGGCGATCTGATAAAGAGCTGTCATTGGGTAACCTCTTCGAATTTGGCTTTACACTTGGCGTAAACAGCCTGAACCTCTTGCTGCAGCCGCATTCCAGCAGTCATCTTGTATGCCGCCTGAAAATGGGTTTTGAGAGCATGCATGTTTGCTGCCTGCCTCATGTCTTCACATAGCGAGTGGACTGAGTTGATAAGCTCTTGCTCAGCATTTTCTTTCGACTGGATAACTTCACTTTCAGGCGTGTATTGCATAACCGGCTCGGTAAAAATGCCTTCGCTCTCGTTGAGCATGTCCACTGCATTATCGAGCCGGTCAGCGCGCGGCCAGTATTTATAGGCGCGCTTCACGATTGTCTTTCTGGCCATCTCAGACCAGAAATTGACCCATGGGCCTTTTGGTGATGTGCCGGCTTTGCTTACCTTTCTGATTTCTTCAATTTCGGCGAGGCTCATCTCTTCAGTCAGGTAGTCGCCGTCTGATGTTTTAACAGTGCAGTAGCCACCGATAACGGCTCCGCGCTCTTCAGGAGTGGCAAAAGGGTTGTATTTGTGGGCCGGGGCTTTATCGAGGCCAACGGTTTCGTAAGCGTCACATGCATGAACCAGCTTGCACTGACCCCACTTAATGACCCCGGCTGATTGGGCTATATGCAAAAGGCCCATATAGCTGATATCAAGGCATACCATTCCGTCACGCGGGACGAGATAAGCCAGTTTGCTTGCAGGATTTAAGCTGATACCGACCGCAGCTACGTTAATGATCGCGTTCTGAGCGCTGACCGGGTTGCTGATTGCCGTTTGCGCCAGCTTGTCATTGCGCTGGAATAACTGAATCGCAAACTGGCATTCTTTTGCCCATGTCAGGCTCTGGTCAGTAAGAGCGCCGTTAAACAGCGACTCTTGCTGCTTAACGAATTGAATAAGATCGAAGCTCATTACCCCTCCTTAAAACGGGCAGCCGGTGCGGTGATCCCAGTCGTATTCCGCCTGGGCGTAAGCTACTGCCGAGATGAGATCGTTATATGCCTCGCCAGCTGCATCGCTGCGGAGGCCTTCGTATGGACTTTTGTCCATCGGTACAGAGAAGCGGAACAGGCCTGACGGCTCTTTCGGCAGGGAGTCGATAATTTCCTGCGCACGATCGTCGATCCACTTTTGCTTCTCTTCGGTGAGCGACTGCTCGGCCCACTTACGCTCTTCGATCACGTCGTATGCGCGGTATGCGTTCATAAGCACCTCAGTAACTGATACCGGTATGAGGAATGCGGCCGTCTTTAACCGCGGTGAGCACCTCGATAGCCTGATCCCGGGTAAGGCTGGTATTGGCCAGAAGAGCTTTAACAACCTCTACGCCTACGGCCTTGCGGTGCTTAACGTCGGCTTCGCGGCGAGCCTGCTCATCTGCTTTGCGCTTCTCCTCAGCCAGGCGGGCTTGTTCGCGTTGCTCTGCCTCGCGGCGGATGCGATCGGCTTCTTCCTGTGCTTTGCGCCGCTCGGCTTCAACTGCGGCCTTTTTGTCAGCCTCTGCTTTCTGCTCGGCTGCAATGCGATCTCGCTCTGCCTGCTCAGCTTGTGCTTTCAACACAGCTTCACGATGCGCCGCTTCTTCACGTTCACGCTGTGCGCGCTGCTCAACTTCGCGGGCTGCTGCAGCTGCTGCCAGTCGCTTAATTTCTTCTTCATGGGCAATGCGCTGGCGCTCAGCCTCAGCCGCTTTATCTGCCTGCTCACGATCGAAAGCGTCATTCATCAGCAGGGCCATTTCGTGGTCAGACTCAATACGAGCTGCCAGCTGCCGATCGAAGTCTTCATTCATGGCCAGCGCTTCGACGTGAAGGGCGAGCATGGCTTCTTCGGCCTTAATCCGTTCCTGCTCGGCTTCCCATTCAGTCAGTGGCTTACGTGTCGCGTCGCGCAGCTCGTCACATGCATCAACAAACCGCTTAATTTCCGCCTCAGCAGGGCGCACAGCCTCTTTAAGGCGTTTCAGGTACTCGCGGCCCGGCTTTTCGATTGCCGTCTTGCTGCGTGATACCTGCGCCGCCAGAGAAGCGACACGGTCACGACCTTTCTTGGTGGTCAGGTCCGGAACCTCGTTCACGGCCTGACGAATCTGCTCCAGGTAAGCGTCAAGACCGCCAGCCCGGTACAAGGCAGGCGCCTGTTCTGGTTTTATTTCGATGACGGTTAAATCCATTATTTCGCTCATGGTTTCCCCTGAAATTTGGTTGTAAGAATCCCCGGCGCGATAAAAGCCGCCTGATAGCTCAGTTAAATTCTTCGGTTCGATTACCGGCTGAGACCTTGTCCCAACCCGTTCAGATAAACTTCAACCAGCAAGTCGGTTGTGTAAGTCCGCTCAATCCCGCGATGCAGGTACAGGCGGCCGCGTTTATTTGCTGATGCTGTCCAGGTGCTTTCCCGATGCTTAACGAGCATCCCTGGGAGAACGGCGCCGCGGTTAACGGTCTGTGTCCCGTAATGATGACTAACCATTGAAAACCCCCGCAGCGTGCAGAATTTTGATAGCCACAGCCGACCAGATAACGCCGCAGATCAGCAGGCAGTAAATCAGTGAACGAATGCCTTGTTTGCTCATTTTCCACCCCAGCACTGAATGCTAACTACGAGGACTGCAACCAAAAACGGAACGACCTTTAACCAAAAATTACGCCATGCAGGCTTGTCTTGTTCTCGGATCATCTCTTCACCTTTGCCTTATCGCGGCTAACGGAGCGCTGTTACCTATTACCGGCGCCAACGTTGTTGTTTGGATGGCTTAAATTTACAGATAAAACTGTATTTTAGTCAACAGACAAAACTGTATTTTTTGGTGTTTGTTACATATCTGTCTGTAATGAAAGGGGATTTATTTTGATGGGGCGAAAAAAAACCGGCATATGCCGGTTCTATTCTGAGAGGGGTAGGGGGTTAGCGCTTTCTTCGATAGATTCTGTGTTCAATCATCACGCCGATGATTGTTAGTGGTTGATGCTCGCTGCTGATAATCGGGTAGTCATCATTCAATGGCACAAGCTCGAAATGCTGGCAGCCCAGGTGATCGGTGTAAGTTGGCCGATATTTTTTAAATGTCGCTTGAGTTCCACCGTTCTTGGCCACAACAAACTCTCCGGGGGTTGGCTCAACCTCTGGGTCTACGATGATCACATCTCCAGCCTTGAAGTCTGGCTCCATCGAATCGCCTTCGATGCGTAAAGCAAAAGTAAAATCAGAAACTTCGTGGTCTGTAAGGATGTACTCAAAACTCCCATCAAATGCCTCAATAGGATTTTTTTCTGCGAGAGCCCCCGCCTGGACATAGCTTATGAGAGGCACCTTCTTACTGCTAACTTCAGCAATAGGCATAAAGGCCCCGCCATTCATTAGCCAGTCAGGATCGCACTTTAGCGCCTTAGCTATGCCAATAATATTACGCGGTTTTCTGGTGTCTCCCTTTTCAATGCTCTGCCATGACTGCTGAGTTATTCCGGCATTCAACGCTGCCTCGGTCTGCGTTAGACCGAGCTCAATTCTCTTTTGCTTTACGCGATCTGCAAGGCTCATAAATCCCTCTCAATGTATGCCTTGATATTCACAGTTAAAACTGTAATTGACAAACAGAAATAACTGTCACAGAATACAGATAAAACTGTAGGAGGTAACATGGAAACCATTTCGCAACGCCTCAAAAAAAAGCGCGAAGAGATGAATCTGTCTCAGGCGCAATTAGCAAAAAAAGTTGGCATGAGACAGCAGTCTCTACAGGCAATTGAGGCCGGGACAACCAAGCGCCCACGTTATTTGTTCGAACTGGCAACTGCGCTCCATTGCGACCCTAAGTGGCTGCTTTATGGCGAGATGCCATCTCAATCTCAATAAGTTGCCGATTTAATCGGCCTTTCAAACACCACCAGAGGAAGTATCACAGATGGAGAATGCAATAGCCCGAAAGTTAGAGCCGCCAATCCTCAACCCAATTGAGATTGAAGGCATTTTGTTAAACCGGCTTTTATCCATTGGCCAAAAGGTTTTTGCGGAAATGCGGGGAGTTAGCGAGTCGACAATCAGTCGCCGCAAGTCGGAGGGGTATTACGCCGAGATGGCGAAGGAAATATCAGCGTTGGGTCTACAGGTTGTTCCGCCAGAGGCGGTGGTAGTTTCCCGCCACTACCTGCAGTCAGTAGAAACGCTGGCAGATATCGGTTTGCGTGCGGAGCGGTGCCGCCCGGGTCCGCTTGGGTGGGACTGATGAAGAGCCTAAAAGGCGAAAGCCGCAGTGCGCTAACACTAACGGCTTTCTACGCGAATTAACTGGATCAATTCACAGGAGTAATTATGCCTAAGAGCAACAGATTTTACCAGGCACAAACACACAAAAATGTTACCCGCGATCGCTTCATTCGCTCTGTTAACCCGGTGGTTGGCATGAAAATGCGCGGCATCCTGGAAGAGCTGAAACGGAAGGAGGAAGGCCGTGAGTAACGTATCCAATTTAGCCGAAGCCAGAGAGGCCAGAAGGCTCCAGAAACCGCGCACGAATGACGGTAAGGGGTTTGCCTTGCTGCACCGTAAAATTATGGATGTGCCGTTCTACAAGGATGCTGAGGCGGCTCATCTATGGGTTCACCTGCTCCTGCGCGCTAATCACGAACAGACACTGGTATCGACTGATGTCGGCGATGTGATGTGCGAAAGAGGGGAGTTCATCACCGGGCGAAACACACTGGCAATGGAAACGGGGTTAACCGCTGATCGCGTTAAATCACTGCTCCGTAAATTCCAGAACCTGGGCATGATCAGCACCAAATCTAACAACCGCTTCACTGTTCTAAAAGTGGTCAAATATGACGAATATCAGTCAAATTTTTGTCCAGCCGATGTCCAGCCGATGTCCAGCCAAAACGCAGTAGTACCAATGCCTGCGGAGGTGGAGTGTCCAGCCGGTGTCCAGCCAGTGTCCACAGATAACAATATATTAAATAACTTACTACCTAACGGTAGTAAGTATGTCGCAAATGACCAGAAACCGGCTGAAGAGAAAAAGTCACGTTTGTCATGCGATGAAGTATGGCAATGCCTGAAAGACGAATTACCTGAAGCCAGGGGATGGAGATGCCTTACTGATGAGCGACGCAATCTGATCCGCACCTTCTGGAGCAAGGCGAACAAAATCGCACGCAATCTGGATGGTAAGCCGATGGACATGGATGGTTTTCGCAACTACCTCCGCTACATCGCTCAGAACTGTCGCTGGATGCTGGAAGACCGACCAGACCAGAAGTCAGGAAAGACATGGCGCCGCATGAAATTCGATAAGTTTCTGACGGAAAAACTCTACATCGAAGTGCGTGAGGGGGATCGTGATGACCGCTGATTTCATGACACCTCCGCACAGCATTGAAGCAGAGCAGAGCGTGCTGGGCGGGCTCCTGCTGGACGACGACAGCAGCGAGCGTACTCAGAAGGTACTTTCGATTCTCAAGCCAGAATCGTTCTACGCGCGCCCTCATCAGGTCATTTTCGCTGAAATGCGCCAGATGTACCGCGACCATAAGCCGGTTGATCTGCTGACCTTGTTTGATGCTCTGGAAAGCAAGGGGCTGACAGAGACCGTTGGTGGCTTTGCATACCTGGCTGAAATGTCGAAGAACACGCCAAGCGCGGCGAACATCGTGGCCTATGCGATGCGTGTCCGTGAGACCGCTATGGAGCGCTACGGCATCGAGAAAACAACGAAGGCGATCGAGTTGCTTTATGCCCGTAACGGCATGACGGCAGAGCAGAAATTTGACGCTATTCAGGGGTTGTTTACCGAGATAACCGAGCACGTAAAAACAGGTAGACGGACAGGGCTTCGCACGTTCTATGACGCTGTAACTGACTGGTCGGCGGAATTCGACGAAAGGCTCAAGCCGGATGGTCGTTCCCGTGGGTTATCTACCGGGATCCGCTCTCTGGATGAGTTGCTCGGTGTGAAGCGCATTGTTCGCGGCAGCCTGTTTGTTATAGGCGCTCGCCCGAAGATGGGTAAAACCACGCTCTATACCCAGATGGGGATCAACTGCGCCACGGTAGAAAATGAGCCGGCCCTGATGTTCTCACTGGAAATGCCGGAAGGGCAGATGGTGGAGAAAATCACTGCGCAGAAGGGGCGGATCTCTCCAAACCTGTTTTACCCGGATATGACGAAGGAAGACTACGGATATCGCGGCGACTGGAACGGCGATCTGAAGAAAGCTACCGGCGTTATGGGAGCGCTGATTGACACCAATAACCTCCTGATTGATGACACCCCGGGCATTTCACTGGCGCATGTCATGGCTGAGTCACGTCGCATCAAGCGTGAACGCGGCAAGGTCGGAATGATCCTCGTTGACTACCTGACGCTGATGACTGCCGATAAGGCAGAGCGTAATGACCTGGCTTACGGGCTGATCACCAAAGGCCTCAAGACCCTGGCGAAGGAGCTGGATTGCGTCGTGGTTCTCCTGACTCAGCTTAACCGTGAGCTTGAGAAGCGAACCAATAAGCGCCCTTTGCCGAGTGACTCCCGCGACACCGGGCAGATTGAACAGGACTGCGATTACTGGCTGGCCATATACCGGGAGGGCGCCTACGACGAGAACGCAAACCAGAGTGACACAGAGCTCCTCCTGCGCCTTAACCGGCATGGTGAGACTGGTGTTGTCTATTGCGAGCAGCGTCACGGGGCGATTTATGACTGCGATCAGGAAGCTGCCAGTCAGCGCCGGCGCGAGAAAGAGGAAAAACCAACCAAGCGGGGTGGATTTTGATGACAGGCAAAGACGCAATTCTGAACTACCTGAAAACGCATAAAACCTGTAGCTCTCCAGATGTCGCCGCGGCTTCCGGGATGACGCATACCTGCATCAACCAGGCTGCAAATATCCTGGCAAAGCAAGGGGTGCTGGTAGCTGAAGCTCGGGTGTGGCGGACGGTTTACTACCGGCTGGCCACGGAAGAAGAAATTTCAGGCAGAAAGAGCACAAACCAGATTTTCAACGAGTGTCGGCAAAGCCCGGCGATGAAGCGGGTACTGGCTGTTTACGGGAGAACATCAGCATGACAATCACATTACAGGCAGTAAACGAGCTCATCGCCTCCCTGGAGAGCGCAGGCGAGCTGTCGATCAGAGAGCAGAAGTTCCTGAAGCTGGCGAAAGCGTTTAAGCAGCTGGCTGCGGAGAATGTGGCGCTGAAGGAAAGCCGCAATAATTTGGCTGAATTCATCCATGAAGAACTTGATGCTGATTACCCGCTGAATATGAATCTGGAAACCCATGCAACCGATCGTATCGTAGCCGGGATTAAGGCTGATGGGGTGGAGGAGTTCGCGGCAAAACTTCGAATTCCTGGTGATGACCAGTTTTTTGACGCTTTAGCAAAAGGGGTTGCACTTGCTGCTGACGACTTCGCCAAGCAGCTGCGCGAGGGGGCCGACAAATGAGCGGCCGTATCCCTAACTTCGGCTGGAACCGCCTGAAACTGGCAAAGCTCACCTATGAGCAATTGGCGGAGCTTGAAGAACAAGTGAAGGCTGAGCATGCCTGCAAAAACGGCATTCACCTCTTCGACAAAGCCGGTCAGCGCAAACTCGATGCCCTTAGCTGGGCCGTATACAACAAGCAGAAGGCGGAGCGTGCCGCATGACAACTGATATCACCGAACTGGCGCATGGCAATTCGCTGCGCAAAAAGCTTAATCGCCGCCTGAATGATGCTTATGGGTTTCAACGAACATCAGGCGGCAAACACACCACAATCAGCCTAAGCATTGCTGAGTGCAAATCTGTCATCGCAGCTTTGGATGAGCGTCTCGCGCTGGTAGAGGCGCTGGAGAAGGCGCATCAGCGGATTGCCGAGCTGGAGAACAATGAAATTCAGGAGGAAGGAAACCAGTTTTTAGTAGTTCGCCATCCTGGCAAAGTGCCAGTCATAAAACATCCTGTGGGTGAGCTTGAGGACTACCTTCGGCAAATTTTTAAAGCCGATCCCCTCGCAACAATCGACATTGTGACTCATCGCTATTATGGCGTAGGCGGTCAGTTTGTTGAGGATGCGGACGAATATCTGCATGAGATGAGCATCAAGGTGGAGGCTGAGTGATGGCTATAGAAAACCCGAGTTCATGCCCGCACTGCGGCGGTGAGAATGGATTCCACACGAAAGAGGTTGTGGATTTCAAGCAGTTTTATGCTTGGGATGGCTCATTCCTTGAAGGACAGCACACCAGCGGCATTCGCGGCGGAAAAGCATTCTACTGCTGCGACTGCGGTCGGAATATAACATCGCGCATCAATAAGCCAGGAGCCAACCAATGACCAGCAAATTAACCAGAGAGCGCATTGAGCTAATCGCTAACTTTCATCGTGCAATGACACTGCCGCCGTCTCACGCTGAAATTGAAGAATTGGCGCGCATTGCGCTGGCCGCAATGGACAGCGAGTCTGGGTGTTTGCCTCTCGACTACCTGCAGGGACACAAAGACGGCCTGGAGTTTGCCTCCCAACTGGCAGAAGCCAATCACCCTGAGACCGGAGACTGGCTTTACGATGACCCTATCGAGTTGGCAAAAGCTATTCGCAAAGGCCCAGATATGCCGCCAGCGCAGCCGGCAGCGGACAGCGAGCCGGATCGCAATCCTGTGCTGGCGTATGCCGACAGTTATCGTGATATGGCGAAACAAGGCGTCGAGTCAGTCCCAATATGGAGCGTCATTACCGACCTCGAGCGAAACATTGCTCCGCTCTATCGCCACGCGCAGCAGCCGGTAGTGCCGGATGATGTGCTGGACGCATTGCAGAAGGTTGCTCGTATACGCCTCGACCTGAATGACTTCGACGGCGATCGCCGTGGCATCGCTGATTGCCTTGGTGATGCCGAAGAGGCGCTCATCGAGGTGGTAAATCGCCGCGCCGCCATGCTCGCAGCCTCCCCGCAGGAGGTAAAGTGATGGCGTACATCTTCCTGATTTTCGTCATCAGCAGCAATACATCGAATATGCAGGTGGTTCCTATGCAGAGTATGGAGCAGTGCAAGGCAGCCATTAAGGCGATGAAAGTTGCAGATGATAAGAGGTCATGGGACGACGTTTCGCCGAGCGTAGATAATATTCAATGCGTAGAGGTGAAGGGTGCCTAAATCCCCCGCAGAACGCAAAGCCGCGCAGGAGGTAACGAATGGAAAATAAACCAGAGTGGCAGCAGCAGGCTGAGAAACTTGCTGAACTGTACGGAGCAAGCTTCGTGATATTCAGGAACGGAAAGGAGCCAGAGTGTGTCGATCCCACGAAAGTGGTGCTTTCATTTGATGAAGAAAGCAAAAGGCGCTTTGAGGAGTCAAGAGAAGCCATGCGTCAGGAGCACGCGATGGCATCCAGACTGACCAAGCATCGCTTTAATCCGAAATAAGGTTGATAGTGGTATATAATCCCCTCCACAGCAGAGGGGATTTTTATGTCACAGTGGAACATTGCAGCCAAATCGAAAGACGAGCAGGACAAGGTCAACGTCGACCTGGCAGCGTCCGGCGTCGCCTACAAAGAGCGCCTGAACATGCCAGTTGTCGCCGAAGTGGTAGCCAGAGAGCAGCCGGAGCATTTGCGAGAGTATTTCTTGGAGCGCGTCCGATACTACCGCGAGCAGAGCATCCAGCTACCCCGCGCATCCGATCCGCGCTATCTGGAAATGGCAGAGCAGAACGCCAAAAAATAGCGATTTTCTCGTATATGCTCATTTTGCTTTTATCCCCGTGACGGGCGATAATTACCTCGTCAGCCTGAGCAACTGACGACTTACTTCCGGCGCCAAGTGGGGACACATGGCGCACAAAACCTTAAAGCAATCCCTGTCACCGATGGCGAAAGTCACCGGCGATTTCATGCATTCATCGTTTAGCCTCTCCGGAGGTGAAGCGTGAAGCAACAATTCTGCCTTATCAACGACCACGTTAAGCATAACGTCGTCAGATTCATCCAGTCTCTGCCCGTCGACCACCGATCGCCGCTGATTATCGAGGCGCGCGAAGAAAGCCGCACCGACAAACAGAATCGCCTCATGTGGCCACTTTTGAAAGACCTGAGCGATCAGGTGATTTGGCACGGCGAAAAGCTTGAGCCAGCGGAGTGGAAAGACCTCATCACCGTGCTGGTCAGCCAGATGCAAAACCCGGAGCGTGAGCAGAAATCCGCCCCGGGCATCAACGGCGGCCGCGTCTACTTCGGCGTTCGCACCTCTCAATCCAGCAAGCGCTACATGGTCGAGGTGATCGAGGCGATTTACTGGTTCGGCACCGAGCACAATGTGAAGTTTAGCGAGAAGTCCAGCAGTCGGATTGCATGGGCCCAGGAATGGAGGGCTTCTCATGCACAGCCTGCTCGCTAAGGTAATGGAGCGCGGCATCTTCCGCGTACCTGCGCGCCGCAAGCGCAAGGTCGAAGTTAAGCCTTCCGACATCCCGACCCTGAAAGACTACACCGCCCGCCTGGTCGATAAGAAGTGGCTCCGCCTGAGAGCAAGGAGGCCACATGCGTAAACCTGCACGTCGTAAATGCGCCCACTGCCGCGAATGGTTCCATCCTGCCCGGGAAGGGCAGGTGGTATGCAGTTTTGAATGCGCCAGCGCGATCGGCAAAAAACAGACAGCAAAAGCCCGGGAAGTGGCGAAGGCCAGGGCGATGAAGCGCCAGCGCGAATCCGAGAAAGAGGGGCGCCAGCGTCGCCGCGCTAAGCGTGAGTCATTCAAGACAAAGGCTCAATGGGATAAAGAGGCTCAGTCAGCCTTTAACCGGTACATTCGAATTCGTGACGAAGGTAAGCCCTGTGTAAGCTGCGGAAGCCCGCTTATCGGCAAGAGCAACTACCTGACCGGCAGCGCTATTGACGCCAGTCATTACCGTTCTCGTGGCGCGGCGTCGCACCTGAAATTCAACGTGTTCAATGTCCACTCCGCCTGCACCCGCTGCAACCGGCAGTTGAGCGGCAATGCCGTTGAATACCGCATTCACCTAATTGAACGCATTGGCCTGGATCGCGTTGAGCGCCTTGAGGCTGATAACGTGCCGCGCCGGTTCGACATTCCCTACCTGCAGCGCATCAAATCCATATTCACCCGCAGAGCCCGCGCGCTGGAGAAGCGCCGCGCCCGCCATCAGGAGGCAGCATGAAATGTAAGGTAGAGGGTTGTGATAGCGAGTGTAAACATTATCCAGGCAAAGGCGTTTGTCAAAAGCACTATTTCCGAATGATGCGCTACGGAACCTATGAGTTGACGAAGCGTGGAAAGAGAAAGGATAGGACTAAAAACTCCAAAGGTTATCAGATGATTAATTGTCCAGATCATCCCTTAGTCATGGCAAATGGATTTGTGTACGAGCATCGAAAAGTTATTTATGACCGATATGGCGACACTCTCCCTCCGTGTGAGATATGTGGCAAGGAAGTGACTTGGAAGACTGCGCACATCGATCACATCGATGAAGTTGTCGATAACAACTCTGACTCAAATTTGAGGGTGCTTTGCCGTGCATGCAATGTGATGCGCTCTCGCGTACACATTCCTGAGCATACAAAAAAATCTCGCATGGCAATTACCTTCAATGGCGAAACGAAAACCCCTACCGAATGGGCCAGAGACCCCCGGGTTTTGATATCAGTTACTGCCATAAAGCATCGGCTGAAAAATGGTATGAGCGTTGAAGAGGCTTTGTTTTCTCCAAAAGTTACCCATCGGCATACCAGACCAAGATCCAGAACACCGCAATACGGCGAATATCGCGGACCTAAGAAAGCGGAGGCCGCATGAGCCGTGACGTTATCGAACGCATCCGCGACCGCTGGCAAAAGCTTCGCCTCTTGCGTAGCCGCGGCACCGTGCTGGTTGACTACCGCATACTGAGAAATTTCGTTCGCATCTATCAGACCCTGGGAGAGATAGCATGACAGCTCAATACTTGGAATTTGTTCGCCAGCAGCTGATAGTGGCCACCGCCGATCTGAGCGGCGCGACGAAAGGGCAACTGGTAGCCTTTGCAGAAAATGCACAATTCACCGCTACGGCGCGCAGCCGGGGAAGGAAGAAGGTATATAGCGAGGTGAAGCAAAAAATGGTTAACCCGGACGGGCCGCCGATGAGCGGCAGCCAGTCCCGCGCTAAGGGTTCATCAATCGCTCTCGTGCTGCCTGTTGAGTATTCGACGGCCAGCTGGCGCCGGGCTCTGCTGTCTCTGGACGACCACCAGAAATCCTGGTTGCTGTGGAACTACAGCGACAATATCCGCTGGGAGCACCAGGAGACGATCACTCGGTGGGCATGGGAGCAATTCAGCGACAAGCTGGCCGGCGTGCGCATTGCAAAGAAAACAGTCGATCGCCTCCGTCAACTTATCTGGCTGGCGGCGCAGGACGTCAAGGCCGAATTGGCAGGGCGGGAGACGTATGAATACCAGTCGCTGGCGGAGCTGGTTGGTGTAGCAAAGTCCACATGGACAGAAACCTACCTCCCTCATTGGCTGGCGCTGCGCAGCAGTTTTGTGAAGCTTGATAGCGACTCTCTCATATCGGTAACGCGATCACGTTCACAACAAAAGGCGACAAATTTAGATGTAAGTCTTGCAAAACCGAACTGAAAGGCATATATTTTATGTAAATCTGATATCGTCGCCATAGCTTCGATTGTCGACACACTAAGAATTCAAGCCCGAGGTTAACGCCTTGGGCTTTTTCATTTCAGGGTCAGAAGCACAGCGGTTGTGCGTTCGGCTGTTAACCGAATGGTCGAAGGTTCGAATCCTTCCTGTCCCGCCAGATAATGGCCTGACCTGATGACGGGCTCATAATCCAATCCATCAGGGGCGCTGCTGCAACAGCGTCGCAGGCCGCCAGACCCAGCCAGGGTATTTTCGGTCATCACCGACATTGCTATTACCCTCATGCTCATTGCCTGCCTAGCCGCAGGCTTTTTTATTTTCAGGGTCGCGGGAATCACCCTCGACGCTTTGTTGGTAAATCAGCCCGACGGCCCTGAACCTTTTACTGACTACAGATAGCACCCCGAACATTATCGGAGGTGGAGACTATGAAAATGCCTGACAAAATCTTTTCGGCGGCCTCGTACTGCTCGTCAGGCGGCCTGATATGCACCGGGCTGGCAAGGACCTATGACTGGTTTCATGGTCTTGACTGGAATTTTATTGCCCTGGCCAGCGGCGTGATAATCGGTGTAGCGACTTACCTGACCAATCTCTACTTTAAGCGCCGCTGGACGAAGATGTATCAGCAGTCCCTCGATCGTGGTTATGGTGGCCCGCCACCGCAGGATGAATAGCGATGGCTAACCTGAAAACAAAACTCAGCGCGGCCATGCTGGCGCTTATCGCCGCGGGCGCATCAGCTCCCGTTCTCATGGATCAGTTCCTGAATGAGAAAGAGGGCAATAGCCTCACGTCATACCGCGATGGCGCCGGTATCTGGACGATATGTCGTGGAGCGACCCGGGTAGATGGAAGGCCTGTAACGCAGGGGATGAAGTTAACCCAGGCCAAATGCGATCAGGTAAATGCCGTCGAGCGCAATAAGGCGCTGGCATGGGTTGATCAGAATGTGCGGGTTCATCTAACACCTCCTCAGAAGGTCGGGATTGCCAGTTTCTGCCCCTATAACATCGGGCCCGGCAAATGCTTTCCTTCCACTTTCTACCGCAAGCTGAATGCCGGTGACCGGAAAGGCGCCTGCGCTGAAATTCGCCGGTGGATTTTTGATGGCGGAAAAGATTGCCGCGTACGTTCCAACAATTGTTACGGCCAGGTCTCTCGCCGTGATCAGGAAAGCGCACTGGCATGTTGGGGGATAGATGAATGAGCCGATTAGCAGCCATTATCAGCGCCGTTGTGATCTGCCTGATGGTTTGCCTTGGTTGGCTGGCAATGCATTACCACAACGTTGCTGCTGAGCAGAAAACCAGAGCCGAAAGCGCCGAGCAGCAGGTAAACGCAGCGCAGGCGATCACATCCAACGTTCTGACCACCATGACCATCTTCAACACCATCGCCGAGGCCAATCAGCATGCAAAAGAGCAGATCGCACTGGACGCATCGGGAGCCTCGGCTGATATCCGGGTTGCTGTTGCGAATGATGATTGCACTAATCGCCCTGTGCCTGCTGGCGCAGTTAAGCGGCTGCAACAATTCGCGAACGGTCTACGTCAAAGTGCCGGTGGTCCCGTTACCGGCCAGCCTGACGGCTGACACCCCGCAACCGGAAATCCCTGACAACCTGACGTGGGGCCAGAGCCTCGATTTAAACGTCAGCCTGCTATCAGCGCTGGGGCAGTGCAACCGGGATAAGGCTGACATCAGGCAGGCAGAAGCAAAACGTCAGTAAGGCATTACAGAGCCACTTCAAGAGGTGGCTCGATAATGTCACAACGAGGTAATCCATATGTGCACTACTGGAATCCTAATGGCGGAAATTACGCTTCGACCATACATGAAGCCGCTGCTCATCCTTTCAGTGCTTTTGCGCTGGGGCTGGCTCACTAAGAAGTGTATCCGGATCACCCCTGTAATTGGCAAACAGGCGTAAATATAAAGTTCTGCAAATGGTGCCATCAACGCGCCATTGACAGAGTTTTATGTAAGTTTTCTGATGTGCTTGTCTCGAAATTTCCGGGTAAGTATCAAAGTAAACCAGAGGATTGTTCTGTATGGCTGAAAATGACAACCGCAGGCCATACCCTCCCGTCAATTTCACTGGTGAGAACTGGCTGCCTTACACCAGGCTTATTCCTGCCGCTGAAATTGGCGAGTGGATTAACCAAAACATCCTCTCCGAAGACGGACGAATCCATAATCCCGACCACGAACACCTCGTTAGCGCTCTGGCTGACGCTGACATTACTTTCATGTGGGCCTCTGGCTCATTCGCCAAAAGCGGGCGCATTGTGCTGGGTCAGTGTGAGCAGGTAATGATGCGCGCCGGCGGCTGGCAGAAAGCCCGAATGGAGCAGCAGATGCATGAATGGTTCGGTCGCATACCGAAGTTCATCATCACCCTGGCTGCTGACTACTGCGAGCAATGCAACGATCTGGAGTTCTGCGCACTGGTTGAGCATGAGCTTTATCATATCGCCCAGGCTACCGATGACTATGGCGCGCCGAAGTTCAACAAAGAGACCGGAATGCCGGTGCTCAAACTTCGCGGCCATGACGTCGAGGAATTCGTCGGAGTGGTCCGGCGTTACGGCGCCAGCAAAGACGTGCAGGAAATGGTGGATGCGGCGAACAGGCCGGCGGAGGTTGCTCATATCGATGTTGCCAGAGCTTGCGGGACGTGCATGCTGAAGCTGGCATAGACTTTATTAGGATTGTCATGGAGGTAACCGATGGCAGCATTATCGACAGAGGTTAAAGCCTTCATCATTCAGTCGCTGGCCTGTTTCGAAAGCCCGACAAAAGTCATTGAGCTTGTAAAGGCTGAATATGGCATCGATGTCTCACGGCAGCAGGTGTCGCAATATACGCCAGGCAACGCAATGGCGGCCAAGTTGAGCCAGAAGTGGATTGACCTGTTCAACGCTACTCGTAAACGATTCCAGAATGAGATCGCCGACATCCCGATCGCAAATAAAGCGTATCGGTTGCGCGTTCTCGACCGAATGGCGACCAATGCTGAAAAGATGAAGAACTACGGCATGACCTCGCAGCTTATCGAGCAGGCCGCCAAAGAAATGGGTGACGCCTACACCAATAAGCACAAGTTTGAACATTCCGGCCCAAATGGTGGCGCCATTCAGACGATCACCATGAGCAAAGAGGAATACAAGTCCGCACGGCAGGAGATGATGGAGGATGACGACTGCTGAGCAAAAGGCGTTTGCCAGAAAGGTGGAATGTGAGGAGGACGGGCTTTACTACGCTCGCTATTTCTTCAAGCAGCGCACCGGCGGCAAGATGATAGTTGCGCCTCACCACAAGGTGATTCAGAAAACACTGGACCGCGTCATTGACGGTGAGATTCAGCGCCTGATCATCAACGTCCCTCCTGGTTACACGAAAACGGAACTTGCAACCATCAATATGATGGGGCGCGGCCTGGCGCTAAATTGCTGCGCCCGCTTCATGCACCTGTCCTATTCGCACAACCTGGCGCTCCTGAACTCCTCGACGGCCCGCGGCATGATTAAGTCGCAGGCGTACCAGTCCATGTGGCCTATGGCGCTGCGCGATGACGCAGACAGCAAGGCTATGTGGTGGACTGAGCACGGTGGCGGCGTTTATGCATCTTCAGCGGCAGGGCAGGTTACCGGGTTCCGCGCAGGGCATATGGAGCCAGGCTGGCAGGGCGCGCTGATTATCGATGACCCAGTTAAGCCGGATGACGCTTACTCTGAGATCGTCCGAGACGGAGTCAACAACCGTTTCAACGAGACAATCAAATCACGACTGGCGATCGAGACCACGCCAATGATTGTCATCATGCAACGAATCCACTACCACGATCTGAGCGGCTATCTACTGCGTGGTGGGAGTGGGGAAAAGTGGCATCACCTGAATTTGCCGGTGATTATCGATAGCAGCCGCAGCTACGAAGAAATATATCCGGAAAACACTCACGCTATCCCGATTGACCACGGTCTGCCTGATGGCTGGCTATGGCCGTTTAAGCATAACGAATCGCACCGTGTATCTCTGTTCTCTCACCGGCGCACCGCCGAAGCTCAGTACATGCAGAACCCGAAACGCTTCAATGCGGAGGGTGCGCTGTGGAACGAGGAGATGATCAGCGCCGCACACGCGATGCGAATCACCCAGGATCTGGCCCGTACGGTCGTGGCAATCGACCCGCAGGCCACAAATAGCGAAGAGAGTGACGAATCCGGCATCGCTGTAGCAAGTGTTTACGGTAGTGGTGATGAGCGGCAGTACAGCCTTGATGCTGACTATAGCGGCAAATATTCACCCAACGGATGGGCGACGAAAGCCATTGAAGCTTATGAGCAGCATGAAGCTGACGCGATCGTCATAGAGACAAACCAAGGTGGCGATATGGCGGAAGATACGCTGCGCAATGCCGGGTTCGGCGGCCGCATCATTCGTGTGCACGCCAGTAAAGGTAAATACGCACGTGCAGAACCTATCTCCGCGCTGTATGCGCAGGGCCGAGTAGCTCACCGTGGAAGCCTCTACGAGGTAGAAAACCAGTTCATGGAGTACGTGCCATCCACTGCGAAGAAATCACCTGACCGGCTCGATGCCGCGGTATACGCATTAACCGAACTATCAGAACCACAATCAACCGGCATGTTGGTGCGCTCGCGCTGACGGAGGACACCGTGAACGAAAGCGAAAATAAACAACTCGCCACGAACGCCAGCATCGACCGCGAGCGGATGCGTTACGTCAACGCTCTGTTCAATGGCACCAGTAACACCAAGCGTCAGCGCCTGTATCAGGAGTTTGGATATCCCAAGGAACTTTGCTTCGATGACTTTTACCGGGCGTACCGACGCAACGCCATAGCCGGCGCCGCAGTGACGCGAATGGTCGATGGATGCTGGGAAGATTACCCGGAAGTTTACGAAGGCGACCAGACTAAGGATGCAACCCAGCAAACGGATTGGGATAAACGGATCAACAAGCTACTCAAGCGATGTTGGAAGCAGATCAAGGGCGCTGACAAGCGTAACCTAGTGGGTCGTTACTCTGCGCTACTGATCCAGGTTAAAGACAACAGGCCATGGTCAGAGCCTGTAGATAAGGCGATGGTCGGCAGGCTGCAGGAGAGGGCGCTCGTCCGGCTCGTTCCCGTCTGGGAGGCTCAGTTAGACCCGGCCAGTTACAACGAAGACCAGAACAGCGAAAATTATGGCGCTGTCAGCATGTACTCGTTTACCGAGATACCGGTGCAGCAGCAGCGCAGCGGCCAGCCAGGTCGCATCATCAACGTTCACCCTGATCGCGTTATCATTCTGGCTGAAGGCTCGGATGACGGGCGGCTTGATTCCGGCGAGTCGCTACTGGAAGAGGGGTTCAACAAGTTGCTGGACCTCGAAAAAGTTTCGGGCGGTGCGGCGGAAGGGTTCCTGAAGAACGCCAGTCGGCAACTCAACTTTAACTTCAGTGCCAAGACAAGCTTCGCACAACTGGCGAGGGCGCTTGGTGTTAGCGAAGCCCAACTCTCAGAAGGGATGGATGATCAGGTTCGACGCCTCAATGACAGCACAGATAGCGCAGTCATCATGCAAGAGGGCGATACGAGCGTGCTTTCAGTGGCGGTTGCGGACCCTGAGCCAACATGGCGCACCGCGCTGAGCGAGTTCTGCGCAACGGTACCGATTCCTGTTAAAGAGCTTATTGGCATGCAGACAGGTGAGCGCGCAAGTACCGAGGATGCAAAAGGATGGGCGCGCACGAGGATGAGCCGACGCAATGGCTTCCTGACCGACGTCATCACCGAAGTGGTTACTCGTTTCTGGACGCTGGGGGTTATCCCTCCCGCCAGCGGCGAAGAAGTCACCGTGGGATGGTCTGATCTGCTGGCGCCTAGCCAGGCAGAGAGGATTGCCAACATGGACAAGCTCGCGGACGTGGCTGTGAAGTCGACGAATGCCTTTGGCCGCTCTGCTATCACAGAAAATGAGATACGCGCGGCTGGCGAACTGCAAGCCCTGCCTGAACTTGATGATGAGGTGCCGCCAGATGGCAACAAGCCAAAGCCTGATCCACTGGCCTACCCAGAATCAGAAGCCGAAAAGTCCGGTGATACCACGGTCGAAAGTTGACCCCACAATGTCGCGCAAGTCCGTCAGCAAGATGGAGCGCGACATTGAGGCAAGGTATTACACGATAAAGGTGGCGCTGAAAGCTCTGTTCGACCAGCGCCTGACCGGGAGAGAGCGAGAGGTTAACAGCCATAACTGGCATTTCCTGTGCCACGACCACGGCGAAGATGCGCGGCTCTACCAGGTCAATGCCGGCAAGTTCATCTATGACATGTCAGCGCAGGAGCTGGCCGACCTGCTCGAGGCGGTGCAGGTTATTCTCGACGATTACCTGCTGGAAGGCGGCGAACAAAACCTGTGGGCGATGGATTACGTCGCCGCAGAGGCGCAGCGCGGCACGCTAGAGGCATTCAACAACCTGTCGCAGCAGTCGCAGGTATATGCCAGCCAGACGACGCTACAGCAGCTTTTAAACAGCCCCGGTTATCTGAACCAGATAGCGGCGGCCAGGCTGAGTACTTTTAGCGACTGGAAGGTCATCAGCGACACCGCCCGCGGCGATCTGACCAATATCATCACCGATGCGGTAGCGCGCGGGGTGAATCCTCGCGAGACGGCAAGCGTCATCAGCAAGCGCCTCGATGTGTCGATGTCGAAGGCCAAGACCATCGCTCAGACTGAGCAGGTCGGCGCGTTGCGGCAGGCGCAATGGAACGAAACGGACTGGGCGGCTGATCGGCTTGGCCTGAATACCGGCCTTCTGTGGCTGTCGGCGCTCAAACCGACGACGCGCAGCTGGCACGCCAGCCGTCACGGCAAGGTCTACACCACCGAGCAGGTGCGAGACTTCTACGCAGAGAACGGCAATCGTTACAACTGCTATTGCAGCCAGATTCCGGTACTGCTAAACGACGACGGCAGCATTTTCAATCATGGGCTTGCTGAAAAACTGCAGAAAGAAAGAATAAATTGGAGTGGCAGGTAAGTTGCCTTTATAGTCCATTTGCACATGATTTCATATCTAAGTGGAGTGAACTATGGAAGAGGTTATCCAGGCAACACTGAAAAGTTTTATTTGGCTCGAGGGAAGAACCCAGTTTCGTGTAGAACTTTCAATTGATACTGGTGATGAAGAGATCTTTGATGTTTCGATTTACTTCAATAATGGAGAAGACGCCTTCTACACGAGATATTTTAAGACACTCACTGAAGCTTGCGCTGAATTTAACGGGATTGTAACTGCAGCGAAGGGCAAGATTTAGCTATCGTTATTTTATAAGGTCGCTCCGGCGGCCTTTTTTATTGCCTGAAATCCACCAATGAGGACCCAGCATGAAACGCAACCGCGTTAACGTGCTGACCGTCGTCAACTCCGCTTCAAACATCACAACTGAAACCATCGACGGCAAGCCACATATCGTGGTTCGCGGCATCACGCCTGTCGTGGACGATATCGTGATGAACCGGAAGTTGTACCCGGCAGCAGAAATCGAAAAGGCCTACAACACGCTTGAGCGTAACCCCATGCCGCTGGGCCACCCGAAGGTTGACGGCAAGCATGTGTCTGCTCGCGATGTCCGGGCGGTGAATGAATATCACGTAGGCGCATGGCTGCAGAACGTCAGCCACGAAGACGGGAAAGTGACGGGCGATATGTACGTTAACCGACAGTACGCCGAGTCAAGCGAGAAGGGCAAGCGCCTGATTAACCGCCTTGATGAGATGATCGCCGGTACCAACTCAGAACCCATCCACATCTCCACAGGACTGCTGTATTCCGGCATTGCCGCTAATGGCGAGTCGAAGGGCAAGAAGTACAACGAGATCGCCACCAACATGATGTTTGACCATGTGGCGGTGCTGCTCGATGAGCCTGGCGCCGGAACACCTGAAGAAGGCGTGGGCATCTTCGTCAACTCAGAAGGTCATGAGCAGCAGATCGAGGTTGCTCGCCTTGCTGATGGTATCGACTGCACACGCGAAGGCCTGCTCAACAAGACCAAATTCTTTTTCACCAATGCCTCCAACTTCTCTTTTGACGACATTTCACGCGCTATCAGCGACAAGCTTCGCGAGGGTGACACAGAAGATAAGTGGCTATGGCCAGAAACGGTGTGGCCAGACAGCTTCATCTACCGCGATGACACCAGATACCTAAAGCAGAAGTACCTCATCGATGATGACGGCAAAGCCGTGTTCGTCGGCGAACCTGTAGAAGTCGTGCGCAAACCCATTGAGTACGAGATTAAAACCAACGGAGAGAACGATCCGATGAAAGAACTGATTATCAATGCGCTGCAAGCCGCGGGTAAGCCGACTGAAGGCAAGTCCGATGCCGAACTGATGGACGCTTACAACCAGCTAGCGGCAGAGAAGGCGGCAGCCAAGAAAGATGGCGGCGACGAAATCGATCCCGCCACCGGCAAGCCTAAGAAAAAAGAGCAGGCCAACAACAGCGAAGAAGCGCCGGCATGGTTTAAGCCATTTGCTGATGATTTGGCAGCCGTTAAGTCAGGCCTTGCCGTGAACGCTGACAAAGAGAAAGGCGAAAAACGCGCTGCCGTAAAAGCGAAATTCGGGCTGGATGACCTGGCGGTGAATGCGCTTGACGGCGCCGCCCTTGATGGCCTGTTTGCTCAGTGCCAGACCTCTACCGGCCTGAATGGTGCATTCCGTCCGGTCAACAACAACGATTCTTTCAGCGAAATGCCGGAGTAAAAAATGGCTAAAGACGGGAAACACGTAATTCACGCGGGCGGGATTTTCCCCAACCCGCAACTTAATCGTGAAGGTTCTGCGGCCGCAGCGTTTCTGCCGGGTACCGTTATCTTTTTCAGTGCAGCCAAGCCTACACCGTCTGTTGATGGCGCTGAAGACGCGATTCTTTACGTTGCTAACTACGACTATTTGCGCTGCAAAACGGTTGACGATGCCTATGCGATCGGTGACTGGGTGGTAAACATCCAGCCAACGCCGGGCGTTTTCCTCAACGTTCGCGCTGCCGCTGGTACCTACACCAAGGGCCAGCCGGTTTCTGTGGCCAATGGCCAAATTAAAGCACTGGCAGAAGGTGAAACCATCTTTGCCTATGTCGAAGAAGACAAGTCCCTGACTGCCACAGCAGGCGATCTGGTTCGCGTCGTGTTCAAGTAAGGAGAGACTGAATGTTTGTATTTTCCACCCGACGCGCGACTGAGACGGGCAACCTCGAAGCGAACCAGGCGCAGTTCAATGAGCTGCAACTGGCGCGCAATATGAGTGCTCAGGCCGTTGCTGATTTCGTATCCCGCACCCGCTGGCGTGGTGATGCGGCAAACACTCCGGCACTGGACGCGACGAACGCTGTCGACGATATCCGCCGCCTGTATCGCGCTTATGATCAGACTGTGCTGGCTGAATTCGAACCAACTACTGAATTCACTCTGCTTAACGACCTGATCCCGTTGTCCCGCTCTGTCCGTCTTGAAGAGTCCGTGTACGAGTATGCTCGCACCGGTGGCCGCGGCTGGGCGCATACCTCCATGTCCGGCCAGATTGGTGCGGCGCTTGATGCGCGCGCGTACACCTTCGACGGTACGATGGTTCCGATCCACGACTCTGGCTTCAAATTCCAGTGGCGTGACCCTATTTTCAACAAAGGCTCCGCTCTGGCTTCTCTGGCCGACGCTCAGCGCGGCTCTGTTGATGATGTTCGTCGTCAGTACGTGGATTACGTCTTCAACGGTTTCCGTGACTCTGCTGGCAACTATATCGCTTTTGATGGCAAGACCTGGAAGGGGGTAAAAGCCGATGAGCGGGTGCAGATTGTCGATCTCAGTGCTTCCGGCCTGAATATCGACTTCACCAGCTCAAGCGCAACGGCTGAGCAAATCCGCAATGCAGCCATTGCTCTGCGCGACGTGATGAAGCTGACCAACCTGCAGTATGCACAGCAGACCTGGTATGTTTCAGGCGAGATCACCTCAAATCTGGAACGCTACTTCAGCGACAACTACCAGTCTGACACCATCCTGCAGGAGCTGCTGAAGCTTTCTGGCATTGCAGCCATCAAAGAAGATGCGCAGTTATCTGGTAACCAGATCCTCATTGTTCCGCTTACCGCCGGCGTTATCGCTCCGATTGTCGGCCAGGCGGTCGGCACCGTTGCTGACCCTCGTCAGTTCTATAACAGTGACTACGTCTGGCGCACCTGGGGTGCGATGGGCTTGATGGTTAAGACCGACATCAACAATCGCAAATCTGTTATTTACGCGCACAGCTAAGGGGCAACTATGGCACTGGTAAAAGTGGTTCGCGATAACCTGCTTTCCGGTGCCAATCTCCAGAAACTGGAGGTTGGTGCTCAGGTTTCGGTAAGCGGCGATGTCGCTAAGCGCTGGGTGGCCGCCGGTCTGGTTGAAATCATTAGTGATGACGACCAGACGCTGGAAGTGGCTACACCGGGCAATGATGCTGCAGAGCAGGCAGAGCAGGCAGAGCAGGCAGAGCAGGCAGAGCAGGCAGAGCAGGCAGAGCAGGCAGAGCAGGCAGAGCAGGCAGAGCAGGCAGAGCAGGCAGAGCAGGCAGAGCAGCAGGAAGAATCTTCCAGCAAATCGAAGAAGGCGAAATAACCATGGCTGACCCAATCACAGCGGCAGACGTGCAGGCGTTCCTCGGTGAATTGGGTTACTCCATCCCGGCCGCTCTGCTCGATCCGATTCTCTGCGTGGTGAACAAGATTATCCCGTGCCTCGATGGCGCGGGATATGACGACTGCACGGCAAAGCTCATCCTGATGTATGCCGCTGCGCTCATGGCGACGTCATCCGGTGCCCGGCGAATCAAATCGCAGGGGGCGCCATCAGGAGCGTCGCGCTCGTTCGATTACGGTGACGATGGCATCACTTGGCTGCGTGACTCTCTGGCGAAACTGGATACCAGCGGTTGCACCAGTGAACTTCCGATCAGCGCAGGCAACAGTGTGGGCTTGTTTATGGTGGTCGGGGGCTGCTGATGGCGTGGGTTTCAGTTCAGCAACGGCTTCCGCGGACGTTTACCCGGGTGTGGGTGATCACCGATGCCGGCCAACAAACGACGGCGTACGTGAAAAGCGACGGAGAGTGGTTCATCAACTGCGACCGTATACGCGCCACAGGCGCTGTTGTACTGCGATGGAGGGAATAGGGTATGTCGGACAAAACCAGTGGTGGGAAAATCGACGACGATGCCTGGTATGGTGATGCCGTTGATAGGCCAGAAACACTCCACGTTGGCGCTATTCATTACGATATTGAAATGGATGTGGCGCATCTCATTGCTGAGCAGCGTGAATCTGAGCGGAGGGGGTAGCGTTGAGCTCGATAGCTTCGTGGTCCTACACGGCGACGGCGACAATCTGGCGGCGCATACGCGATGCTGACGGTAGCGATACCGACGGCGGAGGTCAGCCGTATGGATGGGAGCCGCCGATCGCTATCCTCTGCGACTACCAGGGTGGTCTCTCTGCAAAAATCGGCGACCTTGGCCGGGAAATCGTGGTTAAAAATACAATCTGGACGGAGTACGCAGAGGCAAAAGAGGGTGACTATATCCTTATTGGTGCATCTTCAGCTGCTTCGCCACCGGATGAAGCCGATGAGATACGACAGGTAATCCGCTACGCCGATACGTTCGAGCGACTGGCGGACGATTTCGCACTGATTACGGGAGTCTGATTATGGGCGCTAAAGTTCGCGGCATCCGCCAGGCCAAGGCCAACCTCGATCGCATCATCAAAGACGTCCAGGGGCGTAAAGTCGTGCGGGCAATCCAGTCTGCGATGCTTATCGGCAGCGCGCAGGCAGCACTTTACACCCCGATCGATACGTCGACGCTCATCAACAGCCAGTTCCGCGAAATCATGGCTAACGGCACCAGGGTAACCGGGCGCGTTGGTTACTCCGCCAACTATGCGGTGTATGTTCACGACCCGGCAGTGAAACAGGACTTCCGGCGAGCAACGGCCCGCAAGGAGTTCTTAACGAAGGGCTTCGAGGATACCCGCAGCCAGATTGACGCGGTGGTGAAGAAGGAGCTTTCGCTATGACCCCTCCGATGTATATGCGCCTCAAAGACCTGTTTGTGGCTGAGGGGCTTACCGCGGGGTTTAAGGTCCAGTGGCGGCAATGGCGCGACACCGGGAAAGACACGGATCAGTTCATCGTGTTCAGGCCTTCCGGCGGAACCGATATTACCTACGACCTCGGCGGCGACTGGTATGTGATGGTAGATGTGATCTCCTCGAAGGCCAATCCCGATGCTGCTGACGCCGCGGTAAACGCCATTGTCGAGTATATCAGCGCGCAATCCGGCGCCGATGATTGCGTTGGCGCGCTGCGGCTTGTCGGTAATGTCCCGGCGCCGATCCCCACCGAAGAGGGCCGATTAGTAACCCGGCTGCTCGTATCCTGCACTTACGGGGAGTAAACATGATTTATCCCTTCGATGCATCCTATGCACAGAAAGTGCTGAGAATTCATTACGAATATGCGGATGTTATTGCTCGCAAGAGAGAAAGGCTCGCTGCAAGAACAGCAGGGCTTATTGCTCACGACCGAATACTCGCAATGGCGGAAAAAGACACTGCTAATGCAGCACATCGCAGAGAGCTTTCTTCAGACGCTTTGCGGATTGAGGCCAGAGCGGCTTAACCCGCCAGAATCACCCATCAGGCTGCCATATGGCGGCCTTTTTTAATTGAGAGGCATACATGCAAGGCTGCGCTAATGACACCGGCAAGCTGATTGGTAAGGTAGCCGTGCTCCGCATGGCTTTTGGCTGTGCTGATACGGTTCCTGCGCTTTCCGAATGGAAGCGACTCGGCGCCATGACCACCAAGGGCTTCGACTACTCCATGAATACCGTCACCTCTGAGGCTGACGATACAAAGGGGCTGGTTGAGAACCTGGTCAACAATATGGACTTCACCATCTCCGGAGAAGGTGAGTTCCGCAAGAAAGACAAGACGACGGAAGTTGGCGCTATTGCCATCTCGAAATATATTTTCGATGAAGTGCAGGCAGGCCGTCAGCCGACAGTCTGGGTCCGCTTCGACTTCACTGGTGAAGACGCCGGCACTTATATCATGGGGTACTTCAACACCACCTCCTGGTCTGGTGATTTCGGCACCACGGATATTTCGACCTTCTCCGGGGAATGGAAAGTCTACGATGCAGACACCGTGGAATTTGAGGTCGCCCCTCCGGCGCTGGCGTTTACCACAAACCTGCCGACGACCAAGAGCGTGGCGGCCGGGTCGGCTCTGAATATGTCGGTCTTGGTTGAGGGTGGCACTTCGCCTTACACCTATGTCTGGAAGAAAGACGGCACGGTTGTCAGCGGGCAAACAACGGCGACCTTCAACAAGGCCAGCGCTGCTTCCGGTGATGCCGGTGTTTATACCTGTGAAGTCACCGATTCCTCCGCGACACCGGTCAAGATCACGTCTGCATCCTGCACGGTCACTATCAGTTAACCGCCAGGCCAGTTCGTGAATAGTACAAAGGGCGTTCTGCGCCCTTGATACTGTTTATGGAGCGACTATGACCCCGATTAAAGAATTAGGCGAATGCGTTATCGGTACCGGTGACCGGGAATTCTTTTTCCGGCCATCGTTTCGCAACATGGCACGCATTGGAGATCCAGAGGAAATTGTCCAGGCGTTCTATGACCTGTGCAATGACGAGACGACGCCATTCGCGCAGCGTGCGGTAGAGGCCTATGTCCGCGATGAGTACAGCCGACTTCCTGATTGCGTCCTTCGGTTTATGCAAAGCGGGCTTCTGTCACGTAAAGCGATCATGGCCGCGCATACGGTACTGACAGCCTGCTGTGATGATGATATCGGCGATCTGGTTGGCTGGATGAAGCCGGGGAAATCACGTAAGCGTGGTTTCGTATGGCGCCCGGGCAGCATGCCGCCGGAGAGCATGATCATCGTCGCGCAAAACCTGATGATGCACGGCATTATCGGCAAAGCGAAGGTGCGTAAGCTGCAGCGTTACGAAACGAACGAGACAACCGCAGAATTCCGCGCAGCCGACTACATCATGGCGGCCCGTAACCATTTCGGCATAAGCCGGGAAGAGGCCGAGAACCTCACGATGACAGAATTCAGCTTACTTCTGAATGCTAAATATCCAAACCAAAAGGGCTTCACGCGTGAAGAGTACGACACGGTCATGGACGAAGACGATCGCCGCTGGCAGGCGATGATGGAAAGTCAGGCAAATCATTAATCGAGAAATTAGCAATTCGTGCTATTGAAAAGTTTTTTCCACATTCATTCTAGTTCACCATAGTTAATCACATCTCATCATAGTTAATGATAGATAACTTAGCGTAAATGCATGAAATTTATAGCCTATTTACATGAGCGACGGCAGGCGTTTTAATGGCCTTAGTAGTCGCTCTTTAACAATTACAATTGGTTATTTTTGTTTTTTCACGAAGTTAAGGATTAAATCCATCTTTTCTTCCAAGTTTTTTATTCTATCTATGAGCTTTAGATGCTTCTGCGAATTTAAGTTTTCTCGCTCAGCCCAGTGATCATCCTCAAACATGCTTAGTTGTTCTTGATGGATTTTTTTGTTGAGAAATCGCTGTGAATGAATTGCCACCCCCATGATAAGTAAGGGAGTTGGTCTAATTACTGGATAGTACCGATTGTTCAAGGCTCTTAGATAAGGCTGGCCTTGGTCGAGTATCAGTTGTTTGAACGTATTTTCGCCGGTGTCATTCAGCCAGCATAATACATAGTCCCCACTCTTTGGTTCCTTGTTTGGGTCAAATGTAACTATGGTTCCATGGGGAAAGCTATCACCTGAGTCGGTGGACATTGAGTCACCTGATATCTCAAGTGCGAAGCATTTTTCGTGTGCACCGGGAGGTGCAGGAATGAAATCGATAATTGATGAAGAGGAAATAAACTCCTCAACTTCAAAAGAGAACGAATGGACGTGAGAAAGCACTGGAATCTCAGGCAACGTTATTGTTTTCTTTACATTGCTTACATCAGGCCCATCCCCAACACCACTTGTTAGCCAGGATGTTGTTGTACCAAGCGCAGCTGCAAGATTCTGTAATGCATTTATTCTTGGTTTTGCTTCCCCGCCCTCGTAAGCGGCAATTTGCCTTCTTACAACACCAACCTTCTGGGCTAGTTCATCCTGGGTCAGGCCAAGAGCGGTTCTTGCTATCGATACTCGGTTTGGAAATGAATCATCAAAATTCATAAGTGCACACCTAAAATGCATTGACACACAAAAAATCAAGGATAATAATCATCCTACAGATTGCGAGTCTGTGAGTTTTAAAAATGAATGAGGTGAATAATGGAACAAAAGCAAAGTAACGGCAAGCAGATCTCCTATCGGCCACGCAAGGAGGTTCGTGATTTTCTGGAAGATAATGCTGCAAAAACGTACCGTTCTGTACAGGGAATGATGGACTACTTGATGGACCGGATTATGGATTTGGAGAAGAAAGGTGAGATTACAATCCAGTAAAAACGTTGAAGCCCAACGGTGGCTAGACCGTCAGGCTTCGATATCGAACAGATCCCGGAAAGGAAATATCGACATGAATAGTGTACAGAACAAAGAGCTAACTTTCCACAACACCAGTTTTGCTTACATGGAAATGGGTGGTCAGGTCTGGCTGACGGCCACCGAAGTTGGTGAAGCTCTGGAGTACGCTGACGATAAAGCAGTGCAGCGCATCTACTCTCGTCATGCTGATGAGTTTACAGCACAAATGACAGGGGTGGTCAAACTGACCACCCCTTCTGGAAAGCAGGAATCACGCGTTTTCTCGCTGCGCGGTGCTCACCTTGTTGCAATGTTTGCACGCACGCCAAAGGCCAAAGAGTTCCGCCGCTGGGTGCTGGATATTCTGGATCGGGAAGTGGCGCATTCGCCGATTGCGAAGCAGTTCAGTGATGATGAGCTTTGCTCTCTGGCATGGTTATGGCGAGCAAGTGACATCATGCTTACAGCTTGTGAGAGTGTTACTCCATTGCTGAAGGTGGCCGAGCATCGGCAGGCCGGGCGCTTTCACACAATCGGTCAGGAGTTGCCGCGGACAATTAACAAGGCAAGGGCGCTCATTAGCCGCGAGACGGCGCATATCGAGTTTCACCCATGGAAGGATGACAACTGGAGCAGGGTATTACCGCACCTGCGTCAGGAGATGTTGCAATGATGCAAAAAGAAAAACCGCCAGTTACAGCTGGCGGCTTATGTCACACCCTTACAACCACATAAGGAATGTCGAATGACTTCTAAGAATGTAGCAAATGTAGGTTCAATTGTCACTGATAAAACCATTGACAGCCAGTCCCTGCTTGAAATGGTCAATCAGGCGCGTAAGCAATGCGGAGAGAAGCCGGTACGTAATAACGTATTCATCGATCGCATTCGTGATGAGCTTGAGGGGGAGGGTTACAAAACTTTTGTAACCCCCATGGACAAGTCTAAGGGCGGCGCCGATCAGGTCGTAATCGAAATGACGGTCAAGCAGGCACTGCGCGTGGCTGCACGCGAGTCTAAGGCCGTTCGCCGTTCTTTGGTTGATAAGTTGGAAGACATGCAGGCTATCCAGGTGCCTTCTAAAAGCACTTCAGGGCTTACTGAATATCGGCTTGCCAAAGCTGAACAACTCAAAGCTCAGGCGCTGGAGAAAAACATCGCATCGGCCCGCGAGTTGATGTCAATGTTCCCGCGACTTGGTGAATCGGCTAACCAGGTGATCGTTGCCACCCTTGTTAACCCACTTCTCGGTCACGAAGTTGTGCCACTGCCAGCGATTGAAGAGCATTACTCTACGGCGGGTGAAGTGGCGGCGCAGCTCGGTTGCACTGCGAACAAGATCGGTCGCGTAGCCAATAAACACAACCTGAAAACTGAGCAGTACGGCAAGTTCTTTCTGGATAAGTCGAGACACTCGGATAAGCAGGTTGAGGCGTTTCGCTATAACTCCGAGGGGGTTCAGGCACTTCGCCACCTGATTCATGGTGCTGATGTAGCGTAACTATCTGAAAAACATTCAAAGCCCAATTTTGGGCTTTGCTATTTAAACCCGCTTAACTGCGGGTTTTGTCGTTACCGCTAGATGGTGAAAAAATGAATAATAAAATAAACGGCATTGTGGATGTAGGTGAAAAACAAGAGAGTCCAACCCCAGGCGAGCCTGCGGAGCTTGGTGGTATAGGGGGCGATATTAAGTCCATGGAAAATAGGATTGTTGACAAAATGGACGAAAACCAGAAATGGCTGATTGGCCTTTTGGTGTCGGCAATACTGGTGCCTTTGTTCATCGCGTTGGTTACCAAGTAGCGCTGCGGCGGGTTTTGTCGTATCGCTTCCCCTCTGCTACGATTGCCGCATCATTTACTGATGGGGATAGGGATATGAAACGCATCACGGCAGTGGCATTGCTTTCTCTCGCGTTAACCGGTTGCTATAAGTCAGCGCCAACTGAGCAAGAGGCGATCGATACGGCTAAAAAAGAAGTATTGATGGCTGTATGCGGTGATAAAAACAATAGTTGCGTAGATATTAGCGGTGGGAATGCGCATGTCGCTGATCGAAGAAATGACAACACCAACCAAGTTACTGTCACTTTCAAAACAATCAAAGCCAATGGTGACGCACAGGAATCAAATGCTGTAAACGTAGATGCAGGCATGGTGGTCTACGACTTCGACGCCAAAACAGGTGAGACGTACATTAAACAACTTTCGCTCTGGTCCGATGATGGAAAGCACTCTATAGAACTATGCGGACATGATTATAAGTTTTGTCGAAAGTAAATATTAACTCCCTAAAACCCGCTCCGGCGGGTTTTTTTATGCCCGGAGATTTGTATGGCTGAAAAAGTTGGTGATCTTTACTATGACGTTGATATAGAAACGGCCAAGTTAATCAGTGGCAGTAGAAAGGCTTCTGATGTCCTCGGGGCGATGGATAAGAGCGCAAGAGGTGCAAGTGCGGGAATTGATAAGTTAGATAATTCCGGGCAGAAGGCTGCCGGATCAATGGATGTTCTTAAATCGGCTTTATCCGGGGTAGCAAGTGCTATCACCGTCTCGTTAATTATTGATTACGGTAAAGCATTCCTTGAGGTTGCCGACAATGTAACTCAACTGCAGTCAAGGATCGCAAGGCTATCTTCAGGCGCTGATGAAGCTAAAGTTACCTTTTCTGCTTTGGCGCAGATTGCATCAAACACGGGAGCAAGTCTTCAAAATACGCAAAGCTTATGGGAGAAGTTGACATCATCGCTTAAAGGAACAGGCGCCACCAATAGCCAAATTCTCTTTCTGACCGACACGCTTCAAAAAATAGGGCGAGTTGGCGGTAGTTCAGCAGAGGAAATGGCTACAGCTTTGCGGCAATTTGGTCAATCGATAGATGGTGGTGTTGTCCGAGCAGAAGAATTCAACTCCGTGGTTGAAAGCATGCCTGAGTTAGCCAGGCAAATGGCGGCTGGCCTGGGTTTGTCCACGGGGAAGTTACGACAGGCAATGCTTGATGGAAAAATCACAGCCGAGGCCGCCCTTAACGCTATCGCCAAACAATCTGCGGTTGTTAATCAGGAGTTTAATAAACTCCCCAGGACAATGGAGCAGGCCAGCAATAGCCTTACCGTCTCGCTTTCCTTACTGGTCGGGAAAATGAACGAAGCCACCGGCGCCAGTACAACGATGGTGGCCATCATCGACTCTATAAGTGCAGCCATAGACAGGTTGAGTGGAAGAACCGAGACGGCGGCGCAAAAAATTGCTGACTTAACATCAACTGCAGAAATGTACAGCAAAAGAGCAAGGACGTGGTCATGGCTCGGTCTTGATGGTTGGTCTCAACAGAATAAGGCGCTTTCAGTGCTAAGCACCAAGGCGGCCACCCTTGCCGGTGATCTTAGTGCCGTAGGTAAAGCTTCTGAGGATGCCGCTAATTCGCAGAAGGGGTTTGGTGGTGTAAACGCGGCCAACCCCAAACAAGACAATCTCATCAAAATATCTGAGCGCCGTCTTGCATTGGCAAAACTTGAAGGCGGGGCGCGAGCCAGGCTTCAGGCCCAATATGATGCAGCTGATGCTGGGGTGACCGATCCGAAGCGAATCAAAGCGCTGCAGGACGAATACGCCGAAACCTATCGGGTTACGGAGGCGAGGAAGGAAAGCGACAAAGCCGGGAAGCAGTCGGCGTCTACCGCAGATTCTATTGCCCAAAAACTCGAAAACCTTCGCCAGCAGTCTGAGCTTGCAGCGGACTCAACTCAGGAATTGAGCCGTGAGCAGGCGATATTGCGTGCGCAGCAGTCTCTCGGTAAATCGGCTACTCAGGCTCAAATCCAGGAGGCAGGCAAATACGCAGCCGCCGCATGGGATGCAGCCGCAGCGGCGAAGGGGGTAACTGAGGCGCTAAATGCTATTCCAGAACAGGCGGAGAATAAATCCTACGCTGAATCCATGCAGAACCTGAAAGCGGCGCTGAACGCCGGGAAGATTGATCTGCAGGAGTACAACGCAGCCACTGAGCAGATGGAGCAGCAGCATCAGGCCAACCTTGCCAAAATACGCTCGCAGCAGGTGGTTAACCCCACCCAGCAGGCACTTGCCGAAGTTGACCCGGTGCAGCAGTTGGCCAACCAGCACGCGCAGGAGCTGGCGCTGATTCAGCAGTTCGAGCAGCAAGGGGTTCTCGCTCATGAGAATGCATTGGCGCTGAAAAATGCCGCTGACCGGCAATATGAGCAGCAGCGGATCGCAGCTCAATGGGAAATTCTCAGCCAGCAGAGCCTCGGCTATAACATGCTGACGAGTGCGGTGGATGCGTTTAGCGGGAATGCCTCCAATGCGATCACCGGTCTGCTAACCGGCACAATGTCAGCGCAGGAGGCGATGCGGTCGCTTGGGAATACCATCCTGAACAGCGTGATCAACAGCATTGTCCAGGTTGGCGTCGAAGCGCTGAAAAACTACATCCTCGGTCAGACGCTCGGTGCCGCATCGGTGGCGACATCAGTCGGGCTGGCAGCAACCACCGCGTCTGCCTGGGCTCCGGCGGCCGCGATGGCATCGCTTGCCTCTTTCGGTGCTAACGCTGGCCCGGCTGCGGCTGGTATCAGTTCGACAGTTGGGCTTGCTAGCGGGCTTGCGCTTGCCGGCGCTCGCTACAACGGCGGCCCGGTATCAGCCGGCGGCCTGTATCAGGTCGGCGAGAAAGGCAAGCCAGAGATTTACCAGGCCAGTACCGGCAAGCAGTACATGATCCCTGGCGATAACGGGAAGGTCATCAGCAATAAGGATATGCAGGGCGGCGGCGGGTTGAATGTTCAGGTAGTCATCAACAATCAAGCGTCCAATGCAGAGCCGCAATACATGGGGGCCACTCAGAATGACGGCAATTATGTTCTGGAGTTCCTGATTTCTGATGCGGAACGCAATGGACCATATATCAGCACGCTACAATCTACTCTTGGGTTATCACGTAAAGCAAAAGGAGCATTTTGATGGATTCAGATGTCAAGAGTGCGGGCCCAGGTGAGAGTATTACTAGAGATTTAGAATATGGAACTCCAACTGTCTTCTGTAATAATCGGCCAGTAAAGTTTCGCATTGAAATGACTAATGGGTCGGCGCTGGAAGGGATCATCCCTGCCAACACGGATTTTATTGTCACGCTTCAACCAGGCGACATTACTAAGTTCGAAATTATCGTTGAAGACATACCAAGAGAACCAGCGATTGTAGAATAAGCCAAACCCGCTACGGCGGGTTTTTTATGCCCGGAGGAAACGTGGCAACAGTTCAATACCCTCCGTTCCTGCCGCTTCCCCAGCGCGCCGATCAGAACATGACGCAGGATACAGCCTGGCAGACGACGCAGACGGCAGTCGGCCCATTGATAATCACGCCGATTACTACTGACTTGAAAGCAACCTGGACGCTGCAGTGGATTTTCACTCTTGCCCAGGCCGAGCGGTTTAAGTCATGGCTGCGCTCGCCGACATACTGCGACCGCGGGCGTAACTGGTTCCAGATGCCGATCGACCTTGGTGATACGCAGGGCGTTCAGCAGCAGACGCTGCATTTCGTCGATATGCCGGTGCAGACCAGCAAAAACGGCAACATTGTCACCTGGAGCGCAACGGTCATCAGCAACGGTATCGAGGACATTACCGAGGACTATGACGACTGGATCGTAGAGGCCCAGCCAGGCTACGGATACTGGCTGGATTACCTGATCACCGAAGTTATGCCGAGGGCTGACTGATGCCGACATTGAGAGAGTGGAAGGAGCGCCGGCCGGCCAGCGACATCAAACAGACGGTGGAGTTTTATCACCCTGCGTTTGGTTATTACCGGGTGGTCAATAACCTGTTTCGCCCGGCGACGTTTGGCGGAAACTCGTTCGAGCCTGCGCGGTTCAGCGTGACCGAGCCGGCGCAGGACGGAACGGCGGTCATTTCAATGATGATAACCTTTGTCGCCGCGACGGAGCATGTCCGGCAGACACTGAAAAGCTGGCGCGGGGCGGCGCGCATGACGCCGATACAATGCCTGTATCAGCAGTGGAACGCGATCGGCGATGCATCATCCCTGAAAGACTGGACGCTTTACGTGAACGACATTTCAGCCGATGCCAGCAACGTCACCGTGACCGCCGGCAAGACTAATCCGCTGACGCTGGCCAACTCCATCATTTACACAACGAAAGACTATCCCGGGCTGATCACCGTATGACACAGAGCGACTTTATCGGGCTTGTTAACGGCAAGCCATGGGCTAACCGCGCCTGTAGTTTTGAGCAGATGGACTGCTGGGGACTGGTGGTTCTCTATTACCGGCATGTGCTCGGCCTGGAGCTGCATCACATCGCTGGCTACGAATCGGGCGCGGATTTCATCACCTGCTACGAACAGGAACACGCCCACTGGCGGCGTGTGCCGGTGGCGGCAACCGGCTGCATCGCCGTTTTTTACCGCGGCGAAGTGCCAGCGCATATCGGTGTGATGATCAGCCCGGTTAAGTGCCTGCATGCCCGCGGGGAATTTGGTTTCGTGCGTTGCGATAGCCCGCTGGCATTACTGAAGGTTTACAGCAAAGTGGAGTATATGGTGCATGGTGCGATATGAGTTACAGAGGCTGCCTGGCGCGCCGCTGCAGCGGGGAACGGTAGATGCCGGCACCACACTGGTGAGTCTGCTGGATTCCCTGCAGCTGCACCGCGATGTTGTCGTGAAACTGAATGGCCGAGCACTGCCAGACGATTACGACATCAGCCGGCCACTGCGATCTGGCGACGTGGTGGCTGTGTTCGACCAGCCTGAGGGCGGGGTAGGCAAACTCATCACCACGATATTGCGTCCGGTCACGAAAATCCTCTCTGGCGCGCTGAAGGTGTTCGGCCTGTCAAATAAGCCCAGCGCGTCAGTATCGGTGGCGACAGGCGAATCCCCCAATAACGACCTGACCGGCCAGACGAACCGCGCGCGGCTCTACAAGGGGCGCCCAAACATTTATGGCCAGTGCCGCGTGTTTCCCGATTTGATTCAGGAAGCGCTGTTTGAGTTCGTCGACAATAACAAGCAACTCACGGAGTGGTTTGAAGTCGGTTACGGCCGGTACACCATTTCCTCGATCCGCTACTCGGAATCGAACCTCGGCAGCCTGGCGGGCGCCAGTTCTGCGATTTATAACCCGGGTGACGTGATCGGCACGATTGAGGTGGGGTACCAGTTCGATGACGTCGATAACGAGACAGTCCCCGGACTGAACGAAAGCCAGGACTTTCCGGCTCAGACAGCGACCACGACGGCGGCGACATCGGTGGCGATCGAGAGTAATCAGCTTAAGGCTGTAGTGCTTTCGAACGATGACAACTTCAGCTATTTTGCTGCGCTGGCGGTACCTCATCCCGTGTCATTCGTCATCAATGCCACCTGGAACGATGGCGGCACAAGCGTCACGCGGAATGTCACCGGCGCCGGGAATATCATCTCCTCGGAGAGCTTTATCGGCGACGACACGCTGTCGTACACGACGTTCTATATTGGCGAACTGTCGGGAGAAATTACGTCTCTGCCGGGCAATGCGGTTATCAACGCGACGCTTTTCACGCTGAATGACCAGACCCCTCTGGTTATCGGACCGTCAGTGTCGCCAATTGTCTCGACTCAAGTGTGGGTGCATGTGCTGGTCCAGCTCGGCGCGACGGCCGGCACAACGCAATACCGGATCAAGTTCTGGCAGGTCGATGACGACAACAATCAGGTGCCCGGTACGTCAGAGCAGCACGATTATTTCTTCGATAACGATTTCCAGGTGACGACCCGGTATTTCCGCACAACGCACAAGTTTGTCCCGGCAGCCGGGGCGGGGCGCTATGCGGTGACCATCGAGCGCCTCGACAACAGCAATGACGCCAACGTCGTGACGCTGATGGCGATCCACGCAGTGAACGTACGCGAAAACGTCGTGTATCCGGAAGACACGATTGCCCGTATCACTATTAAGGGGTCGAACGATAGCAACAGCAACCGCGAGCAGAAGTACAACATGCTGGCGCAGCGGCATACCATCAGCTACGACCAGACAACCGGCGCGGTCGACTACACGCTCCGCCCAAGCCGCTCGTTTGCTGATGCCATCCTTCACGAATGGGTGGTTGTCGGTAAGCAGGACGTAGCCAGTATTGACGTCGCGGCGCTGTATGCCATTGCCGATTCGCTGCCTGATGAGGCGCTTGGGTATTTCGATTACACCTTCTCGGATGAGAAACAGCCGCTTGGTGAGCGCATAGCGACGATCGCCAATGTAGCCCGCGTTGATGGCAATAATATCGGCGATGTGCTGACGTTCTGGCGTGATGAGAAGGTGACAAATCCCGATGCGGTTTTTGCGCGCTCAAACATGTTCTGGGACGAGTACAAAGTGGCATGGCAAATGTCTCTCCCAGGTGGTTACGACGGCGTGGCGCTGGATTACGTCGACCCGCTGACGAACAAGAAGGCTTACATCTACCTGCAGATCGACAGCAGCGGCATCACCGAGGTTGAGGACGCTACCGTTAACGCGATGCAGATCAGCCTGGACGGCTGCCGCAACGCCACTCAGGCAACCGATCGGGCCTGGCTTGAGGCGAGGAAAATCCTTTACTCACGCCTGACCATGACAGTGAAAGTGCTGGAGTCGACGCAGGTGGTGAGAGGTACGGTGGTTCAGTGTCCGGACATGTACGACAACGCGCAGCAGACTGGATACATCACCGGACGCTCCGGGGATGTGTTCTCGACGTCAGAGCGTATCGACTTTTCTCTCGGCGATATGTGGGTGGTGATGACCGACAGCCTCGGCAATTACCGCGGGCGCTGGCGGGCCTATCCGGTAAGCGGCAAGCCCAAAGCATTTCAGGCTGCAGCCGATACCTTCGATCTGGCCATTTATGACCGCAATACGGTGCAAAACCCCAGCCGGTATTTCATCGCTACCGACTCGGAACTTAATTCTACTATCTGGCGCGTCGACAGCGCCAAACCCAACGGTGATGACACACAGACGTTATCACTGATCGAATATTCAGACTCAATTTACCCATAATCAACTTTCGCGCACACCATCAGATTCGTTTCTGAGGATTTAGTGCGCCTATCAAGGGCGACATGCACAATGGCAGAAGTTCCACTCCCAACGCCGACGCAGGTTCCGGTACCAAGTACCGATATCCGTAATGCGGTATTTGCAGGCGCGAAGCTTGACGAAGAAGTTACTGGCACCGGTGAATTCTATACTGACCGTCTTGGTGTAAAGCGCCTGACGAACACCGGAAGAAATAATCAGTTCGATGCCGCGCAGCTGGACAGAGCTAATCGGTTTGAGCAATTCCTTCTGTCCTCCGGCTACGTTTTTCTTGGCGACTATGAGGATGGTCCTTTTCAGTTCAGCGCCCGTAACCAGTACATTCGTTACGACAACCAGTATTACCGCCTGAATGCTGCTACTGACGTCGGCTTTACGACCACCGGAACCGATGCGACCAGCTTTGCGAACGACGTTACTCACTTTGTTCTGATGGATGGTGACACGCTTCGCCAAAACCTGGGTTCAGACGAAGGCGCCGATTTAGTCGCAGGCAAAAAGCCATATACTGGCACTATGCGGCGCAAAGTAGCAGAAATGCTGTCGGAAACAATCTCCCCGTGGGATTTTGGTTGCAAACCTGATGCAGTCTTTGACCCGGTAACACAACGCCTGATAGACGGCACAGATAATACCGCTAACCTGCAGCGAATGTTCTCTGAGGCGCATTATCATGGCGTGGAAATTAACTTACCGTTCAGTGGCAAATTTGCCAGCAAGTCCCTTTATTTACATTATGATCCTGTAAAAAATCCAGACTGGACCGACCGCCCTGGTCGCCTGACAATTCGAGGAAGTGTTCTTGGTCACGCAACCGGAGATGTAGAGCGTCAGGGGACGGCGATTTATCATATTCCCGGAGAAAACTCGCCGTTAATATCAATGATTGGAGAATTCAGTATTTCCAACCCGGCAGCAATGGGCGGGTATTTTAAGCTGTCTTCATTGAATTTAATCGGCAGTCAGGACAGCTCAGATGTTCTTCTGTTGCAGGGTAGTCAGGGGCAGATGAAGTTGGAAAGATACGATGTAAAAGTACTCAATCCAGCTGGTAACGGGATAACAGAATCCACTACTTGGGAAACGCTTCATCTGCTTGGGTTTATACGTGGGCCAGCTACAGGAGATGGTTCATGTACCGGTATTGGTTTGAATATCAAATCTGATGGTACTATTGGTCAGATTAATATGAAGCAATATCTTCTCGTTAATGTGATGAAGATGGGATATGGCATCCGGGCGGGGCGTCGTGAAAAAACAAATGGAACTTTGGGCCCATTGGTGTTTACTGGTGGGCAAACTTCTGGTGCTGATCATCACGGGATGTGGCTGGATGGCGGGGTAATTTCTTTCACATCAATAGGTCAGCAGCATGAAGGATGTAGAAAAAATGGTATTAGAATAGATAATATACTTGAAGATGGGGTGGTAAGCTCTGATCTTGCACGTACCATTAAATTCCAGCAGAACTACATTACTGGCTGCGGCCGTATTGAGGATGGAAGTCAGGATAGTTATGGTGTAAATATTGTTAACGGCGATGGGATTGAACTGGATACTTTAACGTTTAATGAGGTGGGTAATGGAATCGCATTCGATGCCGCAAACGTAGATAACCTGTTAATTCGTCGCCCACATTTTCGCACTGTTCGAGCGTACGGAACATCTCAGGGCTTTGGTATCCGTTCATTCTCCGACGGAGTGCCGCAAAAACGTCAATACCTTGAACACCCGGTATTTAACCAAACTCCGGCCACACAGATTGATGATAAAGCCCGTGAAATATTTGGTCGCGGAGCGGCAGGAGGTCGAATCTCATTTTCGACAAACACACCGACGCCGAGTATTATTCACGGCTCAGGCTCAGGGAATGAGTCG